ATAGATCATTAGGTATAGTTGCTTCTGTAGGTCCGTGAACGAACGTAGAAACACCTCTAGCTAAATACTGCGCGCCTGTTCCTACTCGGTGATCAACCCGTAAAAATTCTGCGATAGCTCCCAGGTAACATTTTGACTTTTGAAATCTAATATTATACTTAGCAGCTCCTGTCTGTAAGCGTTGTACCTGTCCGTATGTTGCTACGCCAGCTAGCACATCATCACCATTATGGGTAGACACCATCCCTGTACCCTGTAGTGCAACTTGTGCATATATATAATTAAGTATGGTATTAACAAAGCTTGTCAGTCTCCAGCCTGACAGCAACGTTCCGCGCGTATTATATTCACCATTCTCTGCCAATATTTTACTATTATGTAAAGAGAGTATCGTCCAATCTATAGCATCAACTTGTTCTTTATACAATTTATCCTTAAACACTTCACGATATGCTGCGAGCACAGCCTGCATGCTATCATGTGAGTGCTGTGAGTTAAAGTCTTCATAATCAAAACAGTACGGTATACCGTTGCGTAATACTTCATGTACAGTTTTACTCACATTATCCTCAGTAGCTGCTGGCCCGATAGGAAATAATGCACTTAGTGCCTCTTCGCAACCCGCGAAGCCATAGCCACTAATAATAAAACTTGTCGCATCTACACCATAAATAGCTCTTTGCTTCCCCCACTCGCATTTGACTGAAGGCCAAGCCACTATTTCTGGTGTTCTACTGATCATCTCTTCAAAAGTGATGTCCGGCATCCTGTTGAATGCAAAGAACTTGTGCCTCAACAATCGTGATTTCGCTTTGTATTGGTTATCACTTTCGTATTGTGAATGATAGGCACCTGTCGGTGACCATTGCCATCGTCCGGCCCAGTAACTATCCCAAGAAGATTTTTGTGGCTTACTGTTTAGTGAGAGTAGTCTCTGAAACAAGTTAGTAGATTCTTTATAAATGATACCCGCATTTATTGTACACGTATTAGGCTTTATTCTATGTAATTTCTCAGCCTCCCAGTCAACTGAGCCGACACCTCTATTTACTAATACTTCCATCTCAAAGAATTGTGTCATGTCCATATCTAATAGATTCTGCACTGCCTTAAGCCGCTGGCTGAAGTCTTTCTTAATCCGATTATAAAAATCGGCTTCATTAGTAATGTCCCATAGCCAGATGCCACTCCTGCTCATTAGTTGCCTGTTTATCTTACTTAGTGCACAGCACCAAACGAGAACTCCTACCAGGAAGCTCTCACGTATCCCATATGTAGCTATTTTTTCCAACATAGGTAGCGCGAATTCAACATTAGTTTTGAAATAGGTTAGCCCGAACTTCCT